ATGTATAGACAAGTAATAAGAACTTATAAAGTAAATAAAGACTTTACTATTAGTGACGATTCATTTAAAGTTTTATCAGTTTTTGAATTTGATAAACCTAGAGATATGATATTCAAAAGTGAATATAAATCATACACTGAATATATGGAAATAGACACTTTTAATATAGCCACTCAAGTGAATGCATTTATAGGCTATCATGAATTATTAAAAGGTATAGGCTCAGAAGAAATCCACGAGGTATATAGCGGTGACTAAAGATATATTAACATTTATCATATTTATGGCTTTATTTACTTGTATAATAGTAATAGCTGACTTAGTGGACACACTCGGACACTACCTTTTTTAAAAATCTCACCTTGCATTTTTAAATCAAAAAACAAATTTGTAAATAAATGTAAAATAAACATATCCCCTTAGTTATATAAAAAAGAAAGGATTATTGAAAAATGGAAAATATTGAAGAACTTTATAATTTCTTAGATAGTAACAATATTATAGGTATGTATATATGCGATGAGGTTAATAGTGATTTATTCTTACTTCAACTGTTTCCAGACAGCATAACTGTTTGTAACAGAAGTAATAGTCATATTTATGATATCTCTTTAGAGAGTATATTAATAGCTATCAATGAAGAAAGAATAACATTCTTTACAGAGGAAGTGATAGACATGGAGGTTTAACAATGATTTCTAAAATCAAAATAAAGTACAAGGTAAATAATCAAGTTAAATATACTAAATGGTTAAGCGTAAAAGAATATAGAAAAGTAATGTTACAATTAATAAATATTAGTAGCTCTATAGTATTAATTAATAAAAGAGTAACCAGAGAAAATATAACAAGATATAAACAATTAAAACTAGTAAAGGAATAAATAAAATGAACTTAAAACAATTTAATGAATTACAAGAAAGATATAAAAATCTAAAAGAATATAGTAATAAAAATATTGAAATATTAAATGCTATAACTGACCTTTTAGATATAATTTATAATAAAATTGAAGATATAAATAATGTAAAGTTAAAAGAAGATTGCCACAATCAAATAAACCTATGCTGGCACAAGCTGGGGTACCTAGAGAGGACTCTATTAAACAATAAAGAGGTTAATATTTTAATACAGAATGAGCTGTATAAATTAGAAAATACGGATTTGACAATTAAACCATTAACATTGGAGGTAAGAACAGATGACTAATAATTACAATATTATTAAAGAAGAATTAAAAGTTAATATCTTAATTGACTGCGAATTAAAACCCGAGACTGGAGTATTAAAACAGCTAACAGATCTTTCAAAAGAACTAGGCGGATATTTACAAAAACAAAGTTATAAGCATAAAGAATATGGGCATAATACAAGTAAACCGCCTGAACATTTAAAGGAATCTTACGATTATGAATTAGATTTTGAGTTTACTGATAAAGATAGTGCAAATTTCTTTTGTTATCTAGTAGAGGATTATCTAGAAACTATTATTAACTTAAATCATAATATGGAGTTAGTTACAAATGAAAATCAATAGAGTATTATTAAAGTTTAGAAAAGGGTTATTACTTCCTAGACAATTAGCAAATATTGACAAAATAATATTGCATCACGCTTGTATGAATGGAAGCATAGAAGATGTTCACCATTTACATTTATCTCAAGGGTGGGCAGGAATTGGATATAATTACTACATAAGAGTTGACGGACAGGTCTATAAAGGTAGACCACTTGAATATATTCCAAGCCACTGTGCAAAAAATAATGCTAGTTCAATTGGTATATGCTTGGAGGGTGATTTTAGAAAAGTGAAACCAACAGAAAAACAAATTGAAAGTCTTAAAGAATTAGTAAGATATTTAAAAGAAACATTCCCAAGTATTAGAAACATTTATAATCACAGAGACCTATTTAAAACCCTTTGTCCTGTGGTAGATTTAAAAAAGATGATACAATGATTTAAAGAGGTTTGATATGAAAACAATGACGAGAAGAAAAACAATTGATGACAAGTTGATTACAAATGATATTTTTGATAAGATAGTTGCAAAGGTTTTAGACAAATTTGATAATATCTATGATTTAAAACAATCTCATCTTTTACCTATATTATTGGATATGAATCTATCTAATAAAACAATAGCGAGAGTAATTAATTACTTATTACCAGAGGCTAATGCAACAGAAGGAAGTATAGCAAGCCTTATTAGAGCGAATAAAAATAAAAACGATTTACTCAATGACTTGTTAGAAAAGCTGGAGGTTGACATAAATGAATGATAGTATATTAAAGAAAGATAGAATTAAAATTAAAATACATACAACTAATGGATATGTAGATATTCTAGCAAGAGTTGTTAAAATAAATAATAGACTGTTCGCTATTCATAATTACTGGATTGGTAATAAAAAAACTAATGCTTGGAGATTAGTCTTAACAGAATTTACAACAGGAAAAATGATTGACGATTTTGTTGTAAATAAGAATCTACCTACTATTGGCTTAATGGTTCAAACTATAGTAAGACTTGAAAATAATCCAGATATAAACCTTGATGAAGTAATAAAGCAGTTCCCAAGTGTAAACAAATTAACAGATAAAACAGGGAAAAAAGTTTATGATTTAGGAAATTGGAAAATTAAGAATAATGAATTAGTTCTTGAAAAAATATAATAGGAATAATAAATAATGAAATTGATTTATAGATTAATTATGATAGGGTTATTATTAACTCTTCCTACATATGGTGCTACATTAAAAGACTTAGATAATATTGTCAAACAAGCAAAACCTTTATGCTCTTTACATAATACTATATGCTCATTTAGAGTAGTAGAATTTCCTAGACCTCTTGCTTATACTCAATATAATAGAATCACATTATCCAATACAACAGTAAAGATACTTACGAAAGATGAATTAAGGGGGGTTGTATTTCACGAAGTAGTCCACGCTGTATTGAGGCATAGCGAACAGGGGCAATCTTATATTATGAATGTTAGAAAATCTGGAAGAGAGCCTACAGTAGAAGAGCTAAGTAGATTCAGGCATCGTGTAGAATATGAAGCTGATAGATATTCAGTAATCTTATTATATCTTTATGGGCAAAGGTCAGAACTTCCTAATGCTTTAGGTAAGATGTCAAGTAAAAGTAATACAGAAGAAAGTTTTACACATCCGAGCAATCAGGACAGGATTAATAAAATAAATAGTTTACAACGTATATTATTTAATAAATAAAAAAAGGATTAGTATATGATAAAAATTAACCAACTAAAAGAAATCATTGAAACCAGAGGGAATTATGATAATATCCAACAAGGGATTATCTTCTGCTTTGGTACAAGCTTTGTATCTCAATTAATAAGAGCAAAGACGCGGCAATCCCCTAATGAAATCGTACCGTCTCACGTTGCCTTATATTATCAAGGATTTATATATGAATCAACCACTGAAAAGGTTGATGTAAACGGAAAACGAATCCCGTCAGGGGTAAGACGTTGGCAATTAAAAGATTACTATAAAGCAGAAAGGAAAAAAGATACTGGATATGTTATATTCCCTTGTAAAATTAATAATAAAATTATGGAACAATATGTTCACTATCCGTACGGTAAAGATATTATTGTTGATTTTTTCTTTACGGACGGTTCAGACGGTGAAAGTGACGGTCTAATTTGTAGCCAATATGCAAATCTTGTAACGAGAATTTGTAATAAAAAAGTACCAACACCTGCCGATATGTATAGAACTTATAAAAAACTTATCGGGAGAAACTAAGGAGGTTTAATATGGGACAAATATTTTTATTCATTATGGGAATTATATGTTTATATATTTTATTCACTTTGTCAATGGTTCTTACATTCTTCGTATATGATGCAATCACATATGGAATAGGCAGACGAAAAAAATAATAGGAGGATTAATAAATGTATTTTAAAATGAAATTAGTAAATGATAATATGTTGGAAGTCTTAGACTATGTCGAAGATAAAAAAGACGACGAATATATATATGCTACAAAGGAAGAACTAAATAAAATTAATACAAGAATATTAAACACTGATAAAATTGTAACAAATTTTTAACAATATGTTAAAGTTAATTTAGAACGTGGTATATAAAATAATGTAACTTAAAAGAAAGGATTAAACAAAATGTCAGAAAAATTCAAATGTTCAGCATGTGGTAAAGAAGTCGAATACGATGGAGGTTTAGCCGTATGGGCTTCTAAGAATCCAGACAAGGTTACTTGTCCAGAATGCCACGCTAAAAAGAAAGAAGGTGCAGCAGCGAAAGCTAAAGAAGTAGGCGCAAGTAAAACTGCTTATCCTAAACCTGCATTAACAGCTAAACAATTTAAAAAAGTGTACGATGAATTTAAAGCAGAGTTTGCAGATATTATGGATGAAGTATCTCCATACTTAGGTGGTTGGGTATCTACCGTAATTCTAAACTCTGTTAAAAAAGGTAAATAATGAAAGATAAATTTGATAAAATTGTAAATATTGTAATGAAAAAATACTATAAGGTAAAACAAAATGAACAACGAACTCCAGAATCTAACGGAGCAAATGGAGCAAATAAACATATTAATCAGGACAAATAACTTACTCCTCTCTAGATTTATATTAGAACTATCAAGAACCAGAAAAGAATTAGGCTTACCTAAAAGAAATATATTTTTTAAATTTGAGCTTCTTGAAAGTGAATATTTTTCTTTAGTCGATGAGTTCGGAAAAGAAAAAGTAGATAAGGTTTTATATCGCTTAGATAGAATGTTATTAACAAATAAACAAGAATGTCCTAATAATATCTCAAAATATGTCAGAAAGAAATTAAGGAAAGCAAATGAAAAGCTCAAGTAATTTAAAATATTTAACAAGACTTTATTATTATGGTAAAGTATTAAATTGGGAGTATGTTTCAGAAGCTATGGTTTTAAAGATAAGGACATATACAGCTACAGAATACTTTGGAAAGAGTGAAGTTATAAGGGTGTATGTTCCTACAGAATTAGAGACTGATATATTAAGAGAGTTAATTGTAGGGGAAAACTACTTTGTTGTGGCAGCTCCATACAAGTTAAACTTCAAATCAACTTATCGTCATAGAGTAGATTTATTACTACATATCTTTAAGGAAATAGTTTAATGGCTAAAAAATTAAAACACGGAAATGATATATATAGTTTGCTAGTTGATATTATTTTTTCTTTAACACCTCTGCAAGCTGAAAGTTTATATACAGAATTGTTAGCTAGATACACAAAAAGAGCTAAGACGAAACTTTATAATGAAAAAGGAGAGGAAGATTCTAAAGGAAAGATACGATTAACTGCTCTTCAATATAAAACATTAAGAACTAAATTCGGTGATACATATATCCACAAATCATTTACAGAGTTAACTAATTACATAAACTTCTTAGAGAAGAATATAGACAGCGTACCGAACGCAAAAAGCAAATTAAATAAACTAAATTCAGGAACTCATAACGCTTTGTTATCAACTGATAACGGTTGGGTATATAATAAATGTAAATCTTTTATATGCTCGGAACGCCCTAAATTAAATATTAATCCTTATTTGATTGATGATATAGGAACAGCCAGAGAATATATTAAATCAATCCCTAAAGAGTTAAGAGAAAATGCATACGATGTTAAAAGTCTCTTATTGAAATTTCCCGAGTTAGTAGCACTGGATGAACAAGATGATGGATAAAGATAATATCAAAAAGAAAATACTAAAACCTGTCCCATTACTTGATGGGATTGAAGAAATACGTCAAGACTTTGAAGAACGTATTGAGCAAGGTGATACAACTTACGGGTTAGAAATCCTAGATGACTGTGTAGAAACTATAAGAAAAGGAAGTATTACTTTTATAATAGCATCTCCGAACACGGGGAAAAGCCTCTTAGGTCAAACAATAGCTTGCAATCTAGCTAAGCAAGACAAAAAAGTTATGGTATGTTCTTGTGAAATGGGCGCAGGTCTTTTAATGGAAAGACAGCTTAAAACAATTTTAGGAATTAGAATGTCTGATATCCGACAATTGTATAATTCCAGACGAGATGAAGCAAATAATCTATTGGATGCTGTCTATAATAAAGAATATAGTTATCTTAGAAATATAGATATATGTGAGACTGGAGGAGCTACCGTCTATGACATCATAGATATGTTAAACTCTTTCCCAGAATTTGAATATATTGTTATAGACTACATTCAAAGGATAAAAGGATTTGGAAGTGAATACGAAAATATTACTTTAGCTGCTAGAGAATTACAAACTTATGCACGAGAGAGTGGAAAAAGAATTATTATATGTTCTCAAGCAAATAGGAGTTCTACATCAGAAGCTAAAGGAGATTCCAAAAATAATCCAGATGGAATGAAGGTTAGAGGAAAAGGTTCAGGAAGTATTGAGGAAGATGGAGATGTAGGAATTTCATTATTAGAATTATATGAGAACGGAATAAAAAAAATATTAGTAACATTATTCAAAAATAGATATGGAGACAAAAAGAACGTAACTTATAAATATAGATTAAACGATAGACTACAGTTTACATTGGAAGGAAGAGATATTGTATGACACACTTCACTGGTATCCCTAAAGTTATAGGACAAGCTATTTTATTAATTAAGTCTCTTGACTTTAATAAGGCACAAAAGTTATGCCAAGGTATAATGTATTTATGGAGAGAGTTCTATATTAAAATAAAAATAAGACCAGTAATAACGACTTTTAAAGTATCATTTTATTACAAAGATACCCAACTAATACGGACAGAAGTAAATAAGTTAGAAGATGTTATTGAGATAATTGAAAGAATAAAACAAAACAGAATTAGTAAATAAGAAAGGAACATAATGGATTCAGAAAAAGGATTAAAATTCAAAGGGAATAAACCAAGAGCAGGAACCGTAATTAATGTTTTTCCAAAAGCAATAATGGCAATTGGAGAGTGTATTAGAGAGGGTGCAAAAAAATACCCAGACCCTAATAATTGGAAGAAAGTGGAAAACGCAGAGGTTGAATATTTTGACAGTTTAGGTCGACATCTATGCTACTTTAATATGGGTGAAGAACTTGATTACGAGGATAATCTTCCACATTTAGCTCACGCAGCTTGGAATGCATTAGCTATTCTAGAATTATATTTAACAAAAACTAACTATCAATTCCCTAAAAAATAGAGGAACTACTAATGAGTATGGATTATAATATAGCTTGGAAAATTAAAAGAACTAAACCAAAAAATGAAATTGAAAAAAGAATTTATGATAATATCTTTTTGGTTGTTAATATTTTATCAAAAAAAAGGAATCCCGTAGATATTGACAATATATTTATGGAAGGGGTCGAAGCACTTATTGAAGCTGCTTATAAATATGATGAATCAAAGTCAACTAAATTCTCTACATATGCATATACTGCGATTCAAAGAAGATTAACTTGTTCTCTCGTAGAAGATGGACGATGTGTTTCTTTACCTAGATATGCAAAAGAAGGGTTGTTGCGTATATATCATATCTTATATACTAATCCTAATTTAACCATTGATGATATTAATTTAAAGGATTATGAAATCCGAGGGGTAAAGAAAGAAGAAACATTGCAATCCCTAAAAAATATTTACAACGGAATGTTTAACTTTTTATCTTTATATGAACGAAATGATGATAACGACGAGAGAGAGGTTACAGAAGCACAAAATCCTGTAGATGAGATTGATATGATGGATTATAAAATAATGTATAATAAGATAAAAAAAATGATTTTAAAATTACCAGATAGACAAAAAGAAGTTATGATGAGACGATACTTTGATAATAATAAAGACTACATACCTAGACTTGCAGAAGTGGCGAGAGATATGGGTTTATTTAGGCAAGCAGCTTTTAAGGCGGAACAAAAGGCTATAAACAGATTACAAAGAATTTATAAGGAGAAATAATTTATGAAACAAAAAGAAACTAGAGAAGTTGGAAGAGTAAGTTTTACATTTCCAATAACAAGAGAAGAAGCAGAAGCCGTGTTAAAAAGACCTAAGTCAAAGGCAGCAAAGGCTTTAAAGAAATATATGATGGATATACTAATGTCAGCTTGTAACAAAATGTTACAATAATGTTAGAACTATAATTAAAATGGGAATTGTTAAAATATGAAGAAAAATAAAATAGGTTATCTTATTTATTTAGATGGTAAAGATGATTATGAATACGGATTAGATGATGAACTATTAATATTTGAAACTACAGACCAGATAAAAAACTATTGTGAATATAATAAGATAAACCTTGACATTGTTAATGTTACAGAAATAGAACTAGAGGACTAAATGCCTAAATCAAAATTACCACATAGTAATTATATATTATTAGATTATGATGGATTTGTTTGTAAATCATTTTATGCAGCTCTATCAAGTGAACTGTCTGCAACACAAATTCTTAATAATCTAACAGCAGAAGCTATTGATAAGGCTGTCGATTACTTTGAGTCTACTGATATAGGAATCTTACCTATAATGTCTGGACATACTTTTAAAAAGGATTTATATAAAGATTATAAGGCTACAAGAAAAAAGAACCCTGATTTAAAATTATATCGAGACGAGATAATTTGTACAACTCCTAATATTATAGTACCAAGTTCTTTAGAAGCAGACGATATGCTTGTTATGATTAACGAAGTATTATCTCTTTACGGAGTACCTAATATTGTATTTAGCGATGATAAAGATTTAAAATTCTACACACAACCTTTATTCTGTAAAATCAATTTAGTCGAAGAAATAGAAAGAACTGGGGACTGGAATAATATTTATTATCAAATGTTAGCAGGAGATAAGGAAGATAATATAACAGGTATTCCAAAAGTAGGATTTGCAACTGCTAGAAAATTATTAGGAGATAAGCCAAGTTTTCAGGATGTAATAAAGGTGTATAGAGACAAACGGATACCAGTGGGGGAATGTTTAAAACAATTGACTCTATGCATCCCTACATCCTTGGGGTTTAATACAGAAGCTAGTTTTATGATTGACCTAGTAGAAATTATGTTAAACAATGATTATAGAATACCAAACTGTTTAGAAGTAATACAAGATGGACTTATCAAATACATACAAAAAGAAATAGATATAATATATAAAGGAGATTAGTATGCAAAAGATTACATCAGAAAATGTTTCCAAATTTATAGAGGAAGCTCGTATTGATAAGAAACAAAAAGCAAAAGATACAAAAGACTATGAAGCTATGCTATTAGACTTTATTAATGAAGAGTTTAAGGAGTTATAATGATAAGAGTTGTTAATGCAATCCCCGATGTAATTACTGTTCAAAAAGCCTGTAATACCTATGAAATGAGAAAATTTAGAATAGTCGATATTAAAACAGGGGGCTAAGTATTTTTGCATTCATGATATAAATGGTGGTTATATGCTTTGTAATGAAAAGAGTTATCAAGTAGAACGACCTCTTAAAAACATAATCTCGTGGAGATTTTTTATAGAACAACTAAATGATACTGGCTATAAAGTATATATTAAAACAGAGGAAGATAAATAATGAAAAGAGCAAAGAATGTAATTGATTTAGAAATGACTTTAAAAGATGGAAAAGTTCTAGTATGTTCAGACGTACATATACCTTTTCAAGATGATGATGCTGTTAGCGCATTCATAGCATACTCAAAAAAATCAAAACCAGATATGATTGTTTTAAACGGTGACATCTTGGATATGTTTATGCTATCAAGATTCACAAAAGGAGAAGGTCGAAATCCTTATGAAGAAATCCAGATGTGTAGAAGATTTCTTGAATTAATTAGAGATAATAACCCTGATGCTCAAATTATATACGTTATCGGTAATCACGAAACAAGATTGGAAAGATATGTATTAACTAAAGCTCCAGAGTTAGCAAGTTTAATTGAAGATGTTTTCTCGATATTGAAAGTATCAGACTATAAAGTTAGAGGATGTGCAAGCCTAACAGTTAATGACAACTTCGTATTTAAACACGGTACATTATTAGGAAGCAAATCAGGCTTATCTGCTATTAAAGAAATGGAAAACTCTTATATGTCTGGTGCTACGGGTCACACGCACCGACTCTGTAAGTATATTGCACGAAAAGCAGGACGAAAATTTATATGGGTTGAGACTGGAGGCTTAATGTCAATGAATCCAGAGTATATGGTTAATCCTAATTGGCAACAAGGTTTTGCAGAGGTTGTATTTAAAAATGGTAAATTACATAAAGTAGATACATTTGAAATTGAAAACGGAGAAATATTATAATGCTACATATTATTGATAGTATAGATAAAGATAATTCAAGGATTGTCGAATTTGTTACAGAAGAAGTTGAATCTATTAATATAAGATTGAAACTAGGTGCTCCCGTAATTAGTGAATATGTTGATGGAATTATGTATTATCATAGGATTCAGGAAAAGAAAGAAGAACCTACAGATATCTCTAACAGCAAATTATTCTGTAAAGTTAATACATCTCACGGATGTAGGTTTATTACTCATAAAGAGATATGGGAACTTATTAAATTTCTCGACAAACACGACTTAATGAAATTCAAAATTGATAGCGATTTTAGTAGTTTTCGTTTAGAAGATTTGAAATCTATTATAGAGAAAAGTAGGAAAACTTCATCTCGTAAACCTTTTACAAATCCAACTATATTTGGGATAGATTATAACGACCTTAAATATGCAATAATACTATTAGAAAATAAAGGGTTTATATTCAAGAACAAAGATGATAGAATTATAAACTTTAAACGACTTGAGCAAAGGCTAGACGATGCTAAACTTTCTGTACCTATTGAGAACTCTGCAGAAGAGTACAGAGTACCAATGGAACAACTTGCGCATACTGTTAGTTTATTTGCTAAAAGAGGGTTATTACGCAAATCTCCAGTAGACTTTGACAACCATATTAATTTTACAGCACTGGAAGAAAAATTGAATCAAACTCGTCTAGTCATAGAGAACCCATCACTTTCAATGCATCTAAGCGATAAATTCTTAGGCATTAGTTTTGATAATTGGAATAAAATATTTTGTACTTGTTATGCTCAAGCTCTTCTTGACTCTGACGGTAATATTAATATAGATGAAATATGTAGACGATTAAAACAAGGATAAGTAATATGAGTGATATTGAAATTACAAATGAATTAATGGAAGTTGTAGCACTAGCTCAATTATATAGAAGAGATGCTATAATTGAATTAATGAAAGCTCTTCCTCAAAAGAAAAAGATGGACGAAGTAAAACAATTATACAAAGAAATACTTCAACATCCAAAGTTTAAAGAAGTTAGAGACGATGCTATTAAGATTGAGGAAGCTACTCTTATTGATGATAACGTCGATACAATATTACTATATTATAACGAACTACTAAGAGAAGCAAGATTTGAAAAGAAATACGAAGTAGTAACAAGGGTGTTAAAAGAAATTAAACAACTCAAAGCTATTGAAAATGATGAGATGCAATTTGAAGTAAAATTTTCTATTGACGACACCAGAGGAGAAACAAATGCAGAAAAAAGTAACTAGAACTATAGAAGAGATTGTTAATATTTGTGACAGCTGCGGAAAAGAAGTGGCAATATCCGATTTATTTTGGGGATGTGCTATATGTGGCAAAGATATTTGTCCTGATTGCAAGACTTCGGTAGAGCTTAATTCTTCTATAGCTTTTTTCGTATGTCCCGAATGCAAGAAGTCTTTAACGTTACAACAATTAGAGGATAAAATCAATGATAAGCAGAGAAGAATTTGAAGAAAATAAAAAGAATAGAACTTGTCGAAACTATAACGGAGAACCAGACCTTTTTTGCAAAAGGTGTTTCTGGTTTAAACCGAACCCCAATTATTTCGACGGTGGAGTATGTATGTTAAAATTTTCATACAGGGAATTTAGAACTGAAATAGGCTCTGAACTATTAGACCCTTACTATAAAGATATAATAGATGAAACTAACAGGAGATTAGATAATGCCTAATGGAGCTATAATTGTTTTTATTATTGGAATAATTGGTTTATTTAGTTTATCAATACTAGAAAACTATCCTAAAGAAAAAGCTATATTGAAAGATAAAATAGAAAAAGAATGCTATCAACAGAGTAAAACTCAATCGGAATTCTATTATTGTAGAGATAAATTATATTTTAATTATACAGGAAAAAAGACCCTGTGGTAAGAAAATTATATTGTTCAAATAAACTATCGGACACTACCATTTTAGAAATACTGTTCTAGAATTTTTTAACGATAAAGGATTTAATTATGAATGAAAATCAAAAAGTAGACCCCCCTATATTATCAGATGAAGCGGTAGATGCTATATTAACGGATATATACGCTTTAAAATATCTTGAAACAAAAACAGCTTGGAACTGGATTCACAAAGAATTAAAAGAAGATAAAAGGAATTAATATGTATTTATACCCGTATAAAATATTTGCCTTATCAAAAAATAAACGTCTATTTAATGCTAATGAACCTAACAGGACTATTGGTATATATGACGTAAATAAAATGTCATATAACGATGCTGATAGCTACGCAAATCGGTTAGATTGTAAAGTATCTATTCTACTTGGAGAGGTTGTTAATGGCATTAAATTAATATGTCTTGACCTTGATGATTGTTTTAATTCTGATGGAACTATTGAAAAGGAAACTAAAGAATTTTTAAAGGAATTTGATGAAGATGAATATGAAGTATCAAGTTCTGGAGAAGGTTTACATATTTATGTGTTAACAAAAATGGATTTAGAAACATTTATTGTCAAGGAAATGGACGGTTGTAAAAGTTTTGAATGTTATACAAACAAAAGGCATATAGTTACTACTACTTTTGATTTTAATGAAACTGATTTAAAAGTAGGAAAGCACGATGAATTTATTAAAAAACTATATGATAAGGTTCAGTCAAAAAGAGAAAGTACTTTAGTTCAAGATATAAAAACTGTTTTTAAAGGAGATGTGTATAAGACTGAGCAAGAATTTAATGGAAAGATTTATAAAAGAACCCCAGTAACAGATATGTACACACTCAGAGGATTAGGCTTTAAAGACCCTGCAATAATTGAAGTTATTGATATGAACCCTGATGCTGTAGACCAATCAGCACACGATGCAAAATTAATTAGAAAACTAATGTATTATACTTTGTCTTTTGATTCTGCTGTAGAGTTAGCTATGAAAACAAATTACTTCAAAGCTAAAGATTTAAAACATAAACAAAAATGGCAAAGCAAAGCCTATCTAGAACGTACTAGAAATTTCTTAATGAGGACATAATGAACCAATTAACCTGTGATAATTGCAAAGATTCTTTAAAAGACTTCTTTATGGGATTTTTAAAACCTAAAGAACATATTGAAGTATTGTATCATTTAACAATATGCGAAGAATGTCATAGACATTATATGAAATATGCTAGTGAAATAGGTTTTTCTTTTAACTTAACAAAAGAAGTTTTAAGTATTTATTTTAGATATTTACATTCAGAACAAGATTACTTGACTGAACTTATAGCGTTAGGATATGATAAATACTTAGAACATTACTGGTCTGATATAGCAAGTCAATTTGACTTAACAGAATTATTAAAGGTGCAGGCAATTAAAGATTTTAGTAAAGAATACGATGATAGATATGACAATGGTGAAACTGATTATTACCCATTCTATAAATTTCTAACTAAAAAGATTTGTCAAAAAATAGACCATCTAGAAAGATGTTTCAAAAAATCAAATACTGGGAATAAAAAATAATAGGAGGACATATGTCTTATTTAACTAATTCAGATATTATATTTTGCGATATTGATGACACTATTATTACTGGGTGGTTTACTAAAGTAATGTATATTACTTGGGAATTATTCAGAAATAATAATCTTAGTGATTTTTTAATGGCTACTCAAGAAAAGTTCAATCTTTACAAAGTAAGAGAACGATTGAGATATATTCTTAATAATACAAAAGCAGATGTAGTATTTCTAACAGTTCGTAAACATAACCCTGCAACTAGAAAAATGTTAGTGAAAATATTTCCTAGCTTAGATTTTGGATTGATTGAATTAGGTACAGACTACGGTTACTTATTAAAGTCCAATGTAGTAGCGGAAGCTATAAAGGATGGAAAGAAAAATTGCATATTAATAGACGATTCAGCAAAAAATAGAGGATGGGCTGCTGATGTAGGTGCAATGACTTTTGACCCAAGTTTATTTGATGGAGATTATTTATACTAATGAAAGTTACAGAATATAAATTATTGCCAAACCAATTTGCATTCTTGTTTGACGTAGATAAAGAAAAATTAAATAAGAAAGATGTTCATATTGATGTAGCAGCTTATATTGGAGGTGTAGGGTCTGGAAAGACTTTCTGCGGTTCGCTGAGGGGTTTATACTTTGCTTTAAAGTGGGCAGGATGTAAAGGTCTTGTAGGAGCTTTATCTCAGGATTTATTAGATACCACTACAAAGGTTAAGTATCTAGAACACCTAAACAATATTGGACTAAAAGAGGGTATTCATTGGTGGTTTATTGAAAAAGGTAGTGCTATAAAATTTTTAAATGGTTCTTACATTAAATTCAAGACATTAAGCGATTGGAGACAATTTATGTCTACCGAATACACTTGGATTGAATTTGAGGAAGCATCATTTATTGATGAAATTACTTTTAAAAAATTATTAACAAGGTTAAGAGAATTTCAAAAGCCAGAATGGGAGGGTTATTATCGTGCTATGTTTCTTCACACAAACCCTCAAGGTAGACGTGGATGGATATATAAATATTTTAGGAATAAAGACACAAAAATTTCTTCTTACAGATGTGTAACAGCATCTACTAGAGAAAACTACCATTTAGGAAGTTCTTATATAGATTTATTAGAGGATATTTACAGTGCGGAAGAAATAGCCGAAATGATTGAGGGGCAAGACTTAGACAATGATAATACAATTGCTTTTCCTTCATTTACAGAAGGCAATATTAAAGAATTAGAGTATGATAGCAATTATCCTTTAATATTAACTTGTGACTTTAACTATAACCCTATGTGCTGGTATTTAGTACAAAGGAGAGAAGATTCTTGGTATATAATAAAAGAATTAATCGCTCAAAACGTAACTACAAAACAAATGTGTGAGATGGTGCAAAAGGTTATAGAAGAATACAGAACCCAAGACTTAATTATTATGGGTGATAGTCACGGTAGAGATAAAAAAACTAATGGAAGTGATTACTCTGTTATGCTTCAACATTTCTCAAAAGCTGGTATTAGATGTTTATTAAAAGTACAAAAAAGTAACCCAAGAATAAAAGAAAGACTAAGTATTTTGAGAGGATTTATTTGTAATGCAAAAGGTGTAAGACGATTATTTGTTGACAAGTCTTGTACACACCTAATTTACAACTTTGAGGAAGCTAAGAATAACCTAGGTAATGGAGGTTTAAAAGAACCTACTGATAAAGAAATTCAAGCAGATGGTAAGAAGTTATTCTTAATCCACCCTATAGATGCAATTAGTTATCCAATACATTATGAACAAACGTTACAAGATATTTCAAATAATGGATGACATTTATAAATTAATATGCTAAGATAATAATAGGAACAATTGAGGTTGAATAATGGTTGACGAAAGTAACATTGTTAAAAAGGAATATTACGATTTATCTAAATATAAATCTGAAATAGCTTCCTTTATTAAAAAGAAAAAGACTGACTTAGACGTCACTTCTAAGATGCAAACTAATTATAATTATTTCAATAAATGCATCTTTGCAGGAACAGAAACAGCTAAAGAAGAACGTTATCCACACGCTGCTGAAAACTTTAAAGTTTATAAATCAGCAATATTAGAAAGTTCTTTAAGCGGATATTCTGCGTTATTAGAGATTGAGGGATTAGATGGTTACTCTCAAATTAAAGTCCCTGAACTTAAAAAGGCTTTAACGAAACAATTTAAAGAAATGTCTCTAATAGAAAAACTATCTGGAGATACTGTTAATGACTGGATTCTTAAAGGTGAATCAATCTCTATGATTAAGTTCAATGAAGATACAGAAGAGTATCGAATTAAAGAAGAACTTATTGACGCAGAAACAAATGAGCCAGTCGTTCAATTTAAAGTAAAACAATTTGTAACTTATGAAAATCTAGAAGTAGAACGAATTAATCCATTTGACTTCTTTGTTGATGCTTATGATTACGAAAAAGACCCAAGAGGATGTGTAAAGATTGTTAGAAGTTATATTGATTGTAAAACCTTATTAACATCTAACTCTTATCCAATGCTTACTCTAGAGGATAAACAAAGAATTGTAACAGCACACGGAAGAAATGGTAATAAAACTTTCTTTAACTGGGACGGTACGCAGAACACTATTATCTTAGACGAATCTGTTTCAAATGAAAGAAATATTGAAGTTCTTACATTCTATGGTGATTATGTAACAAGTGATAATAAGGTTCTAAGTAACATTATTGCCACTACAGTCGACGGTAGACCTGCTAATTTAAAATATTCTACAGTAAATACAAATCGTTTAATTTATGCAGCATATTATGTAGATGAACAAACTCATAGAGGTGTATCACCATTATGTAGTACAATCCCTGTAAATACATTGGCTAATAGAGCCATTGATATGTTCTTAAACAACTTAAATAATGTTGGAAACCCTATTGTATTAGCTGAAACAGGCACAATGTCTGAACAACAATACACTAAAGGAAAAGAAACAGGTTTTATGGAATACAATCCTATTAATGAGCAACCTGTATTCTGGTCTCCTCCTCCTATTGGAAACAGTGGTTTACAACTTTTAGATATTATTCTACAAGAAAATAAAAACTTATTAGGTTTAAATCAGTATATGGCTGGAGATAACACTGGTGTTGTTAGAACAGCAAGAGAATCTAGTATTATTAACCAAAAAGCTAATGCTAGGATGAGAGTAGAAACTGATATGTTTAACTATAGATATATGTTGAATTTATTCAATGCATTCTATAGCTTTAACAGAGAATTGGCTCTTGTTGCAAATAGACCACTAGATGAAATATTTAAAGATGAAAGTCTTAAAGTAATGATTAGCACAAATGCATCTAGAGCAGACAAAGAAGGGGAATTTAATAGGTTAATGAATATGTTAAATCTTCCATTAACTCAAATGATATTCTCTAACTTAACACCTGAACAGGTAATCATAGCTGTTCAATACTTAATGGCTAAAGCTGAGCTAACAGACTTTGATAACATATTGCAATTAGTATCTGATGGAGAAGATAAACAACCTACACAAATAGATTTATCAAGTGTTGGGGTCTTACCACCAACGCTAAGAGGTCGTAATAATAAAACTGCAAGATAAAAATAATAGGAGATTTTTTAAATGGAACAAAACGAAAACAAAGAGTTAGAACAAGAAAAGAAAGAAGTTACTGAAAATGAAGTTAAAGAACAAGAAGAACAGAAAGCTCCAGAAGAGCCTGAAAAAGTTGAGGATGGCGGAGAACCAGTTGAAGAACCTCAAGAGAATGAGCAAGATAGGGAAGAACCTAGCGAAGAAAAATCAGATGAGCAAGAAGGCTCAGAAGAGGATAAGGTCGAGGATGAAAAACAAGAGGGTGATGAAGATAAACAAACTCCTCCAAGTGATGAATCTACAGATTCTGTAGAGGAAGAAAAGGAAGAGGAAAGAGAGGAAATTGACCCTCAAGAAGATGAACGCTTCAAACAAATTCAAGCAGAACTTGAAGATATGAAGGCGGAAAAAGAAGAACAAAAACAAGTAATGGAATTTGCTAATAAAGCAAAAGAAGTTGATGCTAGATTTAATAACTTCTGTGTAGGTTTAAGTAATGCATTAGAAAATGAATTTAAAAAATTCGGTATTGACTTAACTAAGTCTATTGAAGAAATTGCAAAAGAAAATCCTGCACAAGCTGAGATGGCTAGAAACCTTATTGCTACTGCTGAAAGAATCAGAGTACAAGAAGCAATGAAGACTCAAGAAGAAATCAAGAATACATACTTAAATGTAGTATTCCATAAAGCTGAAAGACTTCTTAAGAAGTATGATGTTACAGAAACAGAAGCTCCATTAGTAGCTGATACATTTGTCCAAATCCTAAGAGCTACTGGTGTAAATAATTTAAAAGAAGATTTAGAGCAAAAAGTTCAATTAGCTGTGGCTAATGCTAAATACTTAATTAGTAAGAATGCTCCTGTAGTCGAAGAAAAACCTGTTGTGGAAGAACCTAAAGATGTTTCACCTGTAGAACAAACAGAAGAGCCGCCTGTAGAACCTACAGAAGTAGAAGTTAAAGAACCTGCTAAAGAAGAACCAGAAGTTGATATCAATGAGTTTAAAGAGGGTGTACAAGGTGATACAGGTAAAGCTACAGTGTCTGTAGACAATGTTCTTGAACATATGGCATCATTACCATTTAAAGAAAGAGTTCAATATTATAAAGATAACTTTAGTTTAGTCACAGAAGCAGCTAAAAAACGTTATAATAAATAAGGAGTAATTCTATGGACTTTTTAAAAGTATTTAAAATTGGTAAGAATGTAGTTAAAGGAGAAGTACAAGAAATTGTTAATCTCAAACCTACAGAAGATGACTATAAACAAGGCGAACAATTAGCAAATGTAGCAGCTGGAGCGTTAGCTGCGATGGGTATTCCAATCCCAGCTGTAGGTATTACTATAATCGGAAAAGCGTTTGCTTATGGTATTAGAGATATCAGAGATGGTGTTGAAGAACCTAATAAATTAATAATCGGCAGAATTATAGAAGAAATAAAGGGAGAAAAGAATGAAAAAGTTTAGTGTATTATTCGGATTTGTGTTAATCGCCTTTATGGCTCAAACTGCTAATGCAGAGATGGCAGAAGTTCATACACAAAAGGTAGACGTAGATTCGTCTAATGGTCTATTAATTAAAAATGCAAGACAGGAAAAAGCTAAAAATTCTACACAGGTTATTGAAGTAAAACATTCAAATGGTTTGATTATTATTAATGTTAGAAATATTAATAAAGTAAATAAACAAAAATAATTATATTTAATTATAGTGCTAAAATCCAAGCAGATATTATGGCAGGTTAGATAGAATATTCGGGAACTTGGTAATATTATGGTAACGGAGACGGGCAACGTTCATCAACCCGTGATGACGTGAGTAAGAGATTAATAAAAAGAAAGGAATATTGTTATGGCACCTGAAGATTCATATGAGGTACAGCTTGCTACTAAGATGCAATTAATCTTAGACCAACCTTCTTCTGATCTGTCTACTAAATTAGCAAACGCAGACTATGAAGGTGAGTTCTTCAAAATTGGCGATACCGTATCAATTGTAAAACCAGATGTTGATGCAATTACAGTTGAAGATAGTGTAAAATCAGATACAAGACCACTTACTCCTGAACTAAATTTTTCTAAAGCTAAATTAGAAATTGACCGTTCAATGAAATATGGCTTCTTAATCTCTGATATTACAACAGCAGAAGGTAAATGGAATTATGAAAGCGGTGCTTTAGATTTAGCTGCTCAAAAAATGAGAAAAGCTCATAACTTAGATATCGCTAACTTAATTGCAAACGATACTACTGTACCAAGATTAGGCACTCCTACTGCTCCAGTAGAAGTAACTCCAGATGAGTTCTATACAAATGTATTAACAAAAGCATATACAACATTGTTTAACAATGGTGCTATTTCTGCTGATGCTCAATACACTTATGGAAGCAACCCACAAGAACAAAAAAGAACTGCTGCATCTTGCTACTTCCCAATGGAAGGTATGGAATTGTTACTACAATCTAAATTCTTTACTGACCGTTCAACTGATAAAGCAGACGACAGAGTTGAAACTGCTAACATCGGTAAAGTGTTAGGTATGGAATTAGGAATTGAACCATCACTTTCTCAAACTGCTGAAAGAAAAATTACAGTAGATTCATTAGCAGCAGATGCGTTCGTAGTAATTGCAGGTACTGCAAACTGTGTTACTAAAGCTGGTAAAGTTCTTAAACCAGATAAACAACGTGATACTGAGAGATTTGCAGACAAATACACTGGTTTGGAAATCTATGGCAGAAAAGTATTTAACCCTAAATGTGCATTCGTTGCATTCGTTAAAGTTAAAGCTGCTGCTGGTGCGTAAAAGATATAATTATCGGTGATTTTTTAAGGGGGGAAATATATACCCCTCCCCCCTTTTTCTTTAAAACAAAAAAGAGGTTTAAAATATGCTTGTCCAAGATATGTATAATAAATTAGCTGTAATAGCAGGATTTCCATTATATACTAATGATACAGATACACCAGATACTCAAAGACTATTAATTTCTGTTTTATCATCTGCTCTACAGAATGTTATAGATGGTTTGTATATAACAAATAACGTATTCGAAAGAACTGATACAATAACTACTACCCCTAATGTTAGTCAATACGGTATTGATGGAATTATTAAAAACATTCAATATAAAGATAAACACGGTAAATATCAAGATATTAAATATATAAATGGTATTAATTTTCATTCAAATAATCTAGATGAAAGAAAAGGGGAACCAGAAGGTTATGTTATCAAGGATGGTTATGTCAAATTAGTACCAGTTCCTGATGATAATTATGAAGTAGTAATTACTGTATCAACAACAGATTTAGTATTATCTAATAACGATACTGCGAGAGAAACCATTGAAGATATTAATGATTCTGTAGTTGCATCTGATAAATTCTGTGAAATTGTTGTATTAAGAGCTGCACAAATACTATTTATGAAAGCTAATAATATTAATGCTCAGATTTATGCGGATTTAGTAAAAGAAAGAATTAAAACATTTATCGAACACGATTATAAGAGTTTTGAAGCAAAAAGAACCTTTACTAATAAAGGTGGTAACTTTGACCCAAGAAGAGGATTATTAGGTTAATTATGGCTAGAAAGAAAAGCGTAAATATAAATAATGCGATATTTGCAGATTTCTCTAAAGGTTTATATCTATTAGATACACCTAGAAATTATGTAGAGCAATTGCAATCATTAGCTATCACTGGAGGCAGAAATATCTGGAGCGAGAAGGGCGCATTAGTTGCCCAACACGGATATGTTATAAAAGATACAATTCTTGACGGAGAGCAAATAATAGGTATTACTCAAAGCACTTCTGGAAATAATTCATTCTTTATTGTAACTCTTACTGGAAAAGTTTACCTATATACTGCATACGAAGGTTTAAAGGAATATAAAACAACCTTAGAAGGTGGTACTAGTGCAATCTTAACCAGAAGAGACAATGATTTAATTATTAATATAGCTGGTGGTAATTTTATATTTGGTAGTTATTATGACGAATCAAATTTCGTTTCTATTATTGAAAATATTACAGTAAGCGATTATTCTACATATTATGAATTTACTATTCCTGCTGAAAGTATTCAATATTTTTGGACAGGAAAAGAACTGTGTGTAAACGATACAGATGAAATAATTATTACGTCTATTGTTGAAAGCGTAGATAAAACTTCATATACTATAAGAGCTATATCTGCTGGAGACCATCCAACTTATACTGACCCTGTCAATATAGGAGAAAAAACTTTAAAACCTATTACTCTTCAATATAAGGAGAAGAGTACAGAGGAGGGAGTTGAACCTACTACAAAACAATTAACACCTCTTTTATTTGCGGTATGTAGTAATAGGCTATTTGTTGAAGATGTTTCAGGTGACATTTATTATTCACAAGTAGGTGTAATTGATGGATTCGATGCAGATTTAGGGGCTGGTTACTTCGGCGGATTCTATAATGATACAAGTAAAATCTTGAGTATGGAAGATTTTCTTGATAACGTATTAATTGCTAAAGGAAACGGGTTATACATATTGTCTATCGGTGATACCGTAGAGATTAAAAAGATTTCTCAAGTAGGACAGGAATATGCTACAGACCACGTTATCGTAGGAGAAAAGGTTTATGTATTTGATACTAATAGTGGAACAATTGTAAATGCAATAAGTATAAACGTATTCGGTTCAATGGTATCAGGTAAACCTGTTATATCTGCTGAATACATAGATGCTGCTAATAATGGAATTAATAACACTAAAAGAGTATTAACATATAATGCAGAGTCTGAGGTCTTTATTCTTTATTACGGAGAATTTTTAAATTACGGTTTAGTTTTAACTAATCAAGGAACTCTATTCCCTAGAGAATTAGACAAGACAATATCTTATTTTCTTGGATTTAATCAAGGTGTAGTATTTATTACTAATACCAATGAAATATGTCAAGACTTTAAGAAGGGAACAATAATACCTAACTTATCATATGTAGCGAACTTTGAACCGATTGCTTTACGAGATAATCGCTTAATTGTTAGTACACTACTTGAAATAACAGAATTAAACGGTATTAATTATGATGTAACGACACGTAATGCAGGAATATCATACCAAAGGGTAACACCTTCGTTTAATGCATCCAGTGATTTAAAAGTATTGCCACCATTTTTATATTCTGATAAAGATTATAAATATAACAGTTTTGAAAATACTAGCAGATGGGCTGAAAAGAAAAGTGCTGTAACGAGAATAGCTGCGCCTATGAGTGGCAGGGAAGGTATTATTATATCTATAGAATTTCCTGCTAATACTGCATTTTGTTTATCAGCTTTAAGATTACCAGACTTTTCTCAAGGAGACTAAGGAATGATTACAAGAATATTAAAATTTGAAGATATAGTTAAATATTCTAATGATATACTTATGGTATATTCCGATAATAGATTAATATTTGATTCCCAAAATATTATATCTTTGAAAACAAATAATGACGTAATAAATTTCTTAGCGAATTATTCTGATGCTGATGACTCAATGATTTTAGGGATATTAGATGAGGAACTAGACTTATTATTAGGAATTATAATCTTTGATAAAATAAGGGTTTGTAAAGATAGAACTTGTACACAGGTTCATATCGCAACAAGTCGATTAATCTGGGGTAAACCTATTTATAAAATATATAAATCAATTCTTAAAAACTTAATGTTTAATGTCTTATATTGTGAGATTCCTAGTATAGCTGTTAATGCTATAAGAATGGCTAAAGCTATGGGATTTAGGAAAACTGGTTATATACCAACTGCACTCCCATATGTGAATAGCAGAGGGGAAGAAAAATTGTATGATATACAAATACTAACAATGGAGAAAAAATAAATGGGTTATAGATTCCAAAGGAAGAAAATTACTGTAGATAAAAATGGTTTAAAACACGGATATCGTAGCGGACTTGAAAAAGGAATGCAAAAAGAATTAGAGGATTTAGGAATTGATACAAACTATGAAGGTAGAAAATTTGAGTATATCGTTCCTGAAACTAAACACACTTACACTCCAGATTTTCCTGTAAGTCCTCATATAGTAATAGAAACTAAAGGGAGATGGGTATTAGAAGATAGGCAAAAAATGTTATACTTAATTAAACAATATCCAGATATAAGTTTTAGAATGGTTTTTCAAAAAGCATCTCAAAAAATCAAAAAAGGAAGTAAGACCTCTTATGCCGATTGGTGTGATAAACACGGGATAAAATGGGCAGAGAAAAATATTCCAAAAGAATGGATTTATGAAATTTTTGAAGATTTAAGCAACTCAGAGGGTGACAAAAAATAATTAATATGTAATTATATTAATATAAGGAGATATTGGAATGGCTAAAGAAGCTAAGATTAAACAGACCGATTGGACAACTGGGGGTCGTGACATCTCTAATACTGCAATACCTTTATATCAAGAAGGATTAGGACAGTTAGGGGACTATATGAATAATGTCCAAAATCGTTTAGACCCCTATCTTGAAAACTATATTGACCTTGCTCAAGCATCTCAGAAAAATGACTTGATAAGAAGTTTTTATGATGCAGCAAGCAAGACTACTGCAAATAATTATAATGCAATGAATGGCGGATATAGCTCTGCTAATCAAGGAACTTATGATGATGTGCAAAGATACTATAATGATTTAGCAAGTAGATTATATACTCAAGGTTTAGAAGCTGCTAATACAATGGCTAATAACGAGTATAATATGCTTACTGGAGCTTTAAATTCTTATCAGAATGCATATAACCTTGGAGAAAGATATTCTGCTATCGACCAATATAATGATATGGTAGACCAAGCAAATGATAATATGTGGACTGGTGTTGTAAATACTTTAGGTGACATTGGCATGTCTATACCTAACCCTTGGGCACAGGCTATTGGTGCTGGATTGAAAACAGTAGGCACTGCATTTGGAAAAGATTTTGGAGCGATGGATAATTTAAGAGCTGCTGCTACAGGTGTAACAGGAGGTCAATATCAAGGCAATAATTATACTAACTATGGAGGAAGTATAAGTAATCTTCTAGGCGGTTTAAACTGGGGTGGCAATAATTCATTCTCATCTGGCTCAGGAGCAGGACTCGGAAACTTTATGAATTTTGGAAATAGTGGTTTAGGTAGTTACGGATTAAACACTACACAATCAGCTCCTACTTGGAAAGGATTTGGAGGTTAATAAATGAATTGGAAAGATTTACTTAATGTAGCTCAAAACGCAAGTGCTGAACAAATAGATAAGGTTTTAGGAGAAGGGTCTGCTGACCTTATAAAACAAAGATTAACTAAAGGGGTTGATGCCACTACTAAGGAAATAGACAATGTGCTAGGAAAAGGAGCATCTGCGTTAGTTAAAGGTGTAGATGCTACAAAGAAAGAAGTAGATGATTTATTAGGTAAAGGAACTTCTAAGTTAATAAAAGAAGGAATGAAATCCTCTGGAAAGTCTACAGTAAAATCAACAGCTAAAGGTGCTGCTAAAGGAGCAGGAAAAGGTGTAGCTGTTGTAGGAGTTCTGTTATTAGCTAATGATATCAGACAAGCGTACTCTAAAGGTGGAATCGATGAAGTAGTAAAGCAAATACCAACTTGGACAGCAGAATACGGTGGTGGTGCTGTTGGAGCAGCTATAGGTACATTTGCAGGTGGATTAACAGGCAACCCTTTAGTAGCAGGTGGAGCAGGTGTTGCAGGTGGTATCATTGGAGCATTAGCTACTCCTAAATTATTAGGCTTGACAGATGAACAGGCTAAAGAAGTTAAAAAAGGTATAGAACAAACAATCCCAAAATCACCTTCTCAAACAACTCCTACTAATATGGGAACTGGAAAGAATTATGTAGGTTTTGATAGAGGAGCTACAGGCTTAATCCCATCTAATCAGGAAATTCAGAACTTAGTAGTTAAAATTGCCCGAGAAGAAGGTGTAGACCCTGCCGTTGCTTTAGCGATGGCTCAACAAGAATCAGGATTCAATCCTAAAGCAATATCAGAAGCTGGTGCTATTGGAGTAATGCAATTAATGCCTGCCACTGCTAAAGAGTTAGGTGTTGACGCTTATAATACAGAACAGAATATTAGGGGTGGTCTAAGATATTTAAAACAACAAATGAAAACCTTTGATAATTCTTTAAGCAAAGCACTAGCTGCTTATAATGCAGGCGCTGGTAATGTTATGAAATATGGAGGGGTACCACCAAAAGAGTTTGCAAACGGTCAAACTTATAATTATGTAAATAACATTTCTAATTTAATCCCTAGATATAGAGAAGCACTACAAGGTGGACAATTTAATACTGCAAACGTGCCAGTAAATACTGGAGGGGGTTCTAATAATAATCCGCCAACAAATACAGCGTTAACTGGTGGAACAGGACAACCAAGTTCAAATGATATATTTATGACTTTATTAATGAGTAAGATGTTCGGAGCTCCTACAGCTTCTGATGCTAATCAAGCATTAAAAGATGCTCAAAATATTTATAGCTCTATAGTAGGAGAGACTGTAACTGCTGATGATATTAATAAAGCGTTGTCTGGAGATGGAACTCAATCCCAAGTAGATGGAATGAATAAAATCTTAATGGATGCTTATACTAGAATGCAACAAGCTAGTTCTCCATCTTATATGTATCAGGGAGATGTAGTAAATCCTTCTGGTTATAATGTTGATATGGATAGATTACAGAGAGAACAACAAAGAAATCTAACAAATCAACTATACGCATTCAATGCTGGATTAACTCAACAAGCTCCAGACCAAGCTAAAATGTTATTAGATAATGCATTAACTAATTATCAAGTTAATATCGCAAATCAAGCTGGAGTACCTTATCAAGACTATATTACAGCTATGGAAGCAAGACGAACAGCAGATGTTGCTAATAATCAATTCCTTGCAGAGCAAGCTCTTAAGGTTGGTATTCAACAAATGATTGAACAAAATAATAGAGCTAAGATTTTAAAAGATTTATACACAGGACAACAAGACAATATTACAACTCTTGCTAATACTCTATTACAAGGAAATAATCAATTAAATAATACTAATATGCAAGGAACTAATCAATTAATTAATACTTGGTTAAGCGGACAAAATACATTGGCTAATACCGATTTAAGTGGACAATATGATTTAACTCAAGAACAAATGAAGCAAAATAACCCATTTACTAATTTCGGCAGAGTTGGTAGTGCTTTAGCTCCAATGTTCTATAATAATCCACAGGGAGCTGCTGCTGCTATACAATCAATGTCTCCGCAGCTACTTAAACAAGTATTCCCTAATATGACCCCAGAAGCTGCTAAGCAATTAGGAGGTGCGGGCAATAATTACAATCCTAATCAAGCATCTCAAAGCGGTTTATTTAATGCATTCTGGAACTCTTTAAGAGGTTTAAAAGCTAACGAGGAATAATTTTAATGAATAACGTACCTTTTTATAAAACTTTAATACCCGAACAGTTAGGTGCTCCTGCTAACATATTGCCACAGCAAGAGCAAATCGTAGACTCGTCTGGAGGTCAAGGCTCATACTGGGATTTACCAATTGAACAAAGACTACAGGCATTGAGTACACCTGAGCAATATCAAAGGGGGATGTCCCCCCTTGACGTTCGGGACTTCGATTTAATAGGTAACTTTATTAAGAATGCTCAGCAAAGAGGAACTAGTTTAGCCTATATATGGAACAATCTTCCAGAAGTAGCTAAAGATGCTGGACAATATTTATTAAATACTCCAAGTTATAACATTATCAAAGATTATGCGAACGCTGCCTTATCTCCGTATAATGTTCAAGTCGACGATTTTGGGAAAAGAAGTGCAAGAGATATTATTGGTGGAATTGCTCAAGGAATATATGAAAATCCTTTTGACTTTGCATTAGATGCTATTTCTTTTGGAGCATTAAAACCTCTTTCAAAAATAGGGGATAAAGTCAATAATGTTACTGGTAAGCGTATATTACCAAGTTCTAAAGGGCAAACAGTTGAAAACGCTTTAGCTACAAAATCGCAAGAAGTTAGATCTAAAGTTAATGAACTAAATGATAGTGTTAAAAATATTGACCCTAAGAAGCTAGAGACCCTTGTTCAAGCAGCAGAAGAAGGTACAGACTTACCTAAAGGTTACCTTAAAGATTTTAAAGAACTAAAGAAATTTTCTAATACTTATGATGAGCTTGTTAAAAAATACGCTCCAGAAACATATGTTAACCCTAAAGATATTTCTATTATCCAAAAGATAGCTAGAGATAATAAATTAACATATAATGAAGTAAGAAATAGAATTCAACCTTATCTAAATTCATTAAAGTATGACGAGTTACTGGAGGTTCAAGAGGCAGCTAAAGCTGGAGATAGATTCGCTCAGCAAGTTCTCGATGCTTCTAATATGTATGATAAAGGTAGAATATTCCCAGTCACTCACGCATTAGCAGAAGTTAATAAACAGGGTATAGATATAGATGCATCTGCTAGAATAATGAAGGGAAGATTTTCTACTAGAGAATATGGTAATGCTACTTATAAAGCTATTGCAGAGCAATTAAGTAATCCATCTGATTATCTTGATTTAATTGCTAAACAATATATTGACAATATTATCGGTAAAGATATTCTTACTGGTAAATTAGGCGATGTTAATATTCTTGCTAAAAATCCTGCCGACGCTTTATATGTAAGACGAGAAGATTTATTAAATGGAGATTTACCTAAAGCTTTAAAAAGAGCATCTAAGGAAAAAGTGTCAGAAACTGATATTCCAGTTGATAAAGGAGTCGTAGCTGAACTAAGACATCAAACAGATGAGATGGGAGGAGTTTTCTCTGGTCCTGGAAAAGATGTGTATAATTTAGGTAAGAACTCATTATTAGGTCAGTTGACATACTTAGGTGGTAACGCAATTACTGGTAGTACAAACGCATTAATAAATTCGAATGCTTTTGTTTTAAATGATATTCTTTCATCAATTGCAACTAAAGGGAAACTTGCGAAAAATATGGGAATATACAGACAAAACATTATTCCTAAATCAAATAATAAGTTTTTAAATAGTATTCAACAGATAAACAATTATGGTGGTGGTAATCTAGCTAGAAGGATTGATACATATTTGCAAAATAGTTTTGCAGAAATCGCAGCAAACGCTGAGCTGAGAAGGTTAGGAATTCCTACAAATAAAAGAGTAGAAGCCTTATCTCAACTAGACAAAGCTAAATTAGGACAAGCAATTTCTGATACTAGAAAGATGTCATTAATTAATTCACCTAATACCCTATTACCAAAACCTGTAATGAATGTTTTTCAAGTAGTTAACCCATTTAATAGATGGTTAGACACAGCAACACAATCATCAATTAGATTATTGGAAAGAAATCCACTTATCGCAAACGTGGCTTTGATGGATATTTTAGGGTCTATTGGCTATGATAAAGAAATGCAAAATAGATTGAATCTAAGAGTATCATTAGCTAGACCGTATGTATCATATAGGTTTGATGATAAAACAGGATTAATAAAAGAAGCAAGTGCTGAATTTGTACCTATTTCGACAAGTATTAAATTACTTGCCCCAGATAAAGCTAATCAGTTTGCTCTGTCAATTCCATTCTGGACAGCAATGCTTAATGTTACCCAAGGTAAAGATAAATATGGCAATATGTTAAAACGCAATCCAGCAAATAAGGAAATCATTAGAACAGTTGGAACTAAGCGTTTAAAATATAATACTGATGGAACATTTGAAGAGGTTCAAGGAATGGGGGATGAAATACTTGCTACAGCTATTAAAGAACTTGTAGCTCCAGTAACATTATACAATAGGACAGTTGCCCCATTATTAGCTGGAACAGTTGAAACTATAACAGGACAAGATTTGCACTATAATCAACCTTATGGACATAGTATATTTGGTAGTTTTAATGATTATGCTGGTAATAGTAATATTCTTGTTGGTGGTAATTTAGACCGTAGAAGAACAGGAGAGGATGTTATAAAAGCCCTAACAGGTAGATATGAAACTAATTACTATCCTGAAAATAGACCGCTTAGTGCAAGAGAAATTAGAAGTTTTTGGTCTCAACAACAAAGAGATATGAACCGTAAAGGAGGATTCTAATTATGGCTTTAGACCCATTTGAATTACCAAGATTGGATTGGTACGATACAGAAGGAAGAATTTATAAAGATGCTTTAATTGAGAACTTTAACGCAATCGAGGATAAACTTACAGAGATTAGTAAATTATCACCGTATGAGGTTCAATTTCCTGATTTTGCTACATTAGATTACGATGACGTTACTTTAGACAGCCCTGCGAATAAGGTTGTAAATTTAAAGTCTTTCGTAGATATAATGAATTTAAAGGGTGTACCTATCAAATGTGTTTTTTCAGGTACTAAATGCGTACTTCTTTCTTATTATGATGAAAATTATAAACTTCACGAAATAAGAAACCAAGAAGTCAATGAGCTTGGTGAAGATGGAAAAATATTTGTAGTAATAGATACTACAAGTGACACTATTAGCGCAACTGATACAATTGATAACTTAGATAATAAGTTGTTAATTGGAGTATATGATAATGATGCTTTATATCATATCAAATCAAACGAACTAGCTGATATTAATATTTTGACAGCTTTATGTAATATGAGTGAAGAAACTAACACTTTCTATATTCCTAAAAATTATGCTATATCAACATTAGTAACTAATGGAAGAGCCTTAGGAGCAGCTAATGTTGAATCAAGAGGAAGTGTTATAAATCTAACTTTAACAGATACAGGGAGGTTATTAAAATAATATGCCATTTGATTTTTTCAATACAAGTGCTTTAGCATTTGGTATAAAATTAACTTCTGCTTTTACACAGCTTGATAATCTTAAAAAGAATGCTCAAAGAAATATTGATGATATTCTTGAAGCTCAAGATATCTTTCAAGAAGTTATTGGTAGAAACTACCAAGTGCCTGTGCCAATCAAACCTACATCTGCTTGCAGAACTAACGAGATATTCGCAATTATAGAAAATAAAGTATATATAAGAAGTTTAGGTATAGTCAATAATGTGTTTAAAGTTGATATTGAAAAATTAGATTCTTTAACTAATAGAGTTACTGCGGCAAGTGGAGAAACTGATTTAAGAGAAGGATATGCATTTGTAAATTTAGCAATATCTAATAAGGAAATGAATAAACAAATCAGGTTTTCTAAGAAAAATGATAAGGAAAGTTCTGAAACACTACTATTTGGGTTTATTATTGCTGAAGATGATAAAGTTACTCTAAGAGGAGATTATTCATATTTAGAATTATATCCTCAAGATTATACTCAATATAGAACAATAGAGAAGGGTGATGATATTTCTCTTCCTTATACAGCGACAGATTATTGTTGTATATGTGTTGTCGGTAATCAAAATTGGATAGAAGTAAAGAAAAATGATAAAGTAATTCTTAGTGGCTCTGGTAATAGAACTGTAAGACACGCTATCATTTATTTAAAACCCGATGATGAAGTTAGCGGAACTTATTCAAAAGCATTTAGATTAAAATATAACTAAGAGGTATAAAATGGTAAGACAATTTAAAGGAATAGTCAAAATTGCAGATGTTCAAGAAGAGTTTGACAATCTAGTAAATAGTATTAATTCTATGATTCAAACCTATAACGATCTTGCTTATGTAAAAGATATAAATTATAATGATGTATCAGAAGAACTTGCTCCTCTCAATTATACGTTAAGCGTCGGAGGATTAAGAAAAGTTTTAGATACCTACGATGGATGTGTCGTTGGGTGTAAAGTTTTTCAATTAAACGGCTATGTTGCTATTACTAACGGCTTATATATTACTGCAAAAGGTGGGATTAAACTTCCTGCGGCAAAGATAGATTTAGTAGGAGACTACTTATTCTACTCTCCAAGTTTGAAACAATACAAGACTGACGATGGTTATAGATACAGCTATACAACTTGGGAACAACCAACTTTTACAAGCAACGAAACTTGGGGAACTATTTCTCAAAGTGGATTCAGTAATTCTGAAGATGGAAGAACTTACCCTATTTCAATACTAAATCAACCTTTTAATATATTTGAGACAAATCCCGAAGGTGGTTTTTTAATGTTATCAGGAGTTCCTAATAACGTACCATTTAGAGATTTAACAGCTTCTGTCAAATGGGTATTTAGGCAAAATCTTAAGATAACTAATATAAATATAAGTTTCCCATTATTGAACACGGGAAGTCAACCAGTTACTGTAAATATCACAAAACTAGATGGAACAAATCTAGTATCATCAACTACAGTAATGGGAGGAAGTGTTGATATAACCTTAAATGGAGAATCGTTGGATGGTATTATAATAAAAGCTACTTGTTCATCTGTTATATTTGCGATTAATCAAACAACAATTACAGCAGAAGCGGAAAATAAAGAACCTGTTAATGGAAATGCTGGAGAAGCAACTGACTGGATAGCAATATGTAAAATAAATAATAATAGGAGTTTGGCTTTATCTAATACACAAGATTTCGCAGTTGGAGAAATTGACGGACTAAAAATAGGAACACAATCCAAAAATGTCCAATGGAGAACTCCCGAAACATTAACAAATGAGGATAGTGCCCAATTTGTGAGCGGTGTAGAAGGCGACCAAAAAGAAGGAACTGGAAGAGCTACGACATACTTATGCGGAGAGGAAGTTGCGTGGAACGAACAGGCAGGACATCGAAACAGTTCTTGTTGGACAGTATATAATAAACTTTTAGTGCCTAAAAAAGTACCTAACCCGTATACATATGCAGGGGGTGCTAGAACTAATATGACAAAAGTTTTTAACGTTGTAGAAAAAAGAGAATGACATTTAAAATAAAATGTGTTAATATTTATATTGGAGGGATAATATGTTTATAGATGCAGCTATGGTTATAGGACAAACAAAAAGATTTTCTTGTTCGATTACTATAAATGAAAATGCTGATGTATTTAAGCCTTTAGATTTAACCCCTTATAATGTAGTCTTTAAGGTATTAGGTGCGCCTACTGCAAACGCAAAAGTATTATTAGAACATAGAATAAGTCAAGTAAGTGATTTAGAACTTATAGGGCAGATTACAGATGCTACAAATGGAGTTTTTGAATTTTGTATTACAGGAGACGAATCACTTATGTTGGGATTAGGTAATAAACCAATAATGTTAGAATTAGTTAATGCTGATTCTGGAGACCACGAGTTTACTATAACAGAAGGTGGTTTAAATGGTGAATTTAATAGAATACAAATAGTACAAGTATAGGAGAAATAATAAATGAGTGATAACACAGCACATTTCAATTTTTATTTAAACCGCCAAGGTGTCACAGGTAAACAAGGAGCTAAAGGCGAAAAAGGTTTTTCTCCTGTTATTAGTGTTGAGAAAGATACTCTTAGTGAGTATATATTAAGAATTACAAATGAATCAAGTTATTTTTTAACTACAAATCTAAGAGAGTCAAAAGAAGATAGAGGCGGTACTTATATCAGATATGATAGAGACCAAGGAGTAATGTATGCAGGGGATGCTGACAGAGCAAACAAAACTCAATATGGTGAAGTGAGATTTGCAACTCCCGAAGAAATTACCGCAGGAGATGAAGGTACAGTATTGTCTCCAGCAAATGTTGAAGATATTCTAACTAAATATGTAACAACTGAGACTGACCAAACCATTACTGGACAAAAAGATTTCTATAAACCCATAAAGGTTGACCAAGGAATACAATTTAGGGGCAGAATATCAGCAAGAGATTCTATAAACGGTGTAAAACCTGATATCATAAGGTACTATAATGCAAGTGGGAATATACTATTAGGAGAAATAAGTAAATATCCTACAGATGGCACTAATAAAAATGTAGGAATCGAAATTAGACAAAATAACATTGGCTACGATGCAGGTTTATATTCTTGTAGAGATAATAAGAAATATTTAATTCTTGATACAAATAATCTAAAAGCTGGTAATAATGTATCTTTTAATATAGATGTTAATGGACTAACAATTAATTCTACTGGTGGTGGAGTTACTGATGCTTATACTAAAGCAGAAACAGATGAGTTATTAGATGCTAAACAAGATAAATTAGTAGCTACTACTGGTATTGAAATCAATAACAATAATATTGGTATTAATCAAAAGGGAACGTCTTTAATAGAATACAATAATACCAATAGAGCCATAGGATATATTGAAGATGATGTATTACATCAAGAGCAGAATGTTATAGACTATATAGAAGGAATTGCAGCCCCTATTATAGATATTCCTGATAATTCTATCCGTTCTTTTGATATATCTACAGTAGTAAAGCTATCAGATTATAACGATATTGAAGATAATAGAATAATAGAAATTGGTGGAGTGGGTACAAACGCAGCATTTTTTGATACTCATGCTTACAATATCAAACATATGGTAAGAATGGTATATAGTGTTAATGGAGTTAGCGCCGCTTATTGGCACGAGACAATACAAGACGATAAGTATTTAGCCGTAAGAATGACAAATGATGGTACTACATTGAAATTCTTTACAAAAGTAGTAGATACTCCAGAATTACCTACAGACTGGAATGAATGGGAGAATATTCCTTGGGATTTATCTTTATATCCAATAGAAAAAGGAGACCTTCCAGCAATTATTAATATTGGAGGAGAAGTCAATAAAAATCCTGCTAATAATATTATCTCAACTATAAATATTCAAAAAGGATTATTTTATTTAGCACAAACAAAAATCATAATCAATAACACTCTGTTTAGTTATACATCATCTAATTATAATGATGCGATAGCAACAACAGAAAATTACGGTCTTGTTAAAATTGATGGTGATAGCTTAACAGTAAATGAAAACTACCAATTACAAGCGAATATCCCGACTGATGTAACAAGACAAGGTAATACTTTTAACGGAGCTAATCAATTAGTACAGTTAGATGAAAATAGCAAACTCCCTGCCATTGACGGTAGTCAGTTAATAAATTTACCATCTTCAACTCCTGCTAATGTGGTAACTACTGATACAGCACAAACTATCACTGGACAAAAAATATTTAAAAATAGCTTCGTTAGCTCTGATGGTACCGCTACAACAGGCAATAGAGTGCTAATTAGTAATGATAGCATTGATTTAATATGTAACACAGGAGTAGCCGCAAAAATAAATTCCGAAGGTATTGAGTTAAGAGGCGGAATTGACAGTTCTGGATTGTCATTACAAAGTTCGTCTCAATTAGTAGTTTTTGGACAACAAAATACTCCAATGAGAATATATGCATCCCAATTAGAAAGATATAGTAATGGTAACGATAATGGAGCTATTATATTAGATGCTAAAAATTATAATACTTATTCTAATTTATCTGTAAATACATTATTAAAAGTAGATGTAACTGGATTAAGTACAGCTATCACAACAGGAACAACTCAAAATTTATTAGATTTAATAAGTCTTACTGGAAGTGCGACTAATATAGTTACTACAGCTAATATTAATGCTTCTAATTATAATCTTACTGGTGGTATCCTAAAACTTCCATATATGCCAACTGTAAATAATAAATATACTAATGCTTATTGTGATTATAATATAGACGTTAGAATTACAGGAACAATAGACGGTAGTGTTAATACAGCTAGAGAGTTTAATATTGAATTACAAAGAGCAAGCGATAACTCTATAGTTGAAACACATAACGTAACTAAAACAAATACTAATGATTTAACAGGTAAAGGAGTTGTATTTAGTACATATACTAATACATCATCTGACCCATTCATAGCTAATGGATTAAAATTAGTTTTAAATAATACTTCTGGACAAACAGTAACAATAACAGGAGTAACGTTATTAGTTAAAGGAAGAACTTACTAAGGAGGTGTAAATAATGGCTAGAAAAGGCAAGAAAAAGGATGTAAATAATAAGTCGTATATCATTTAAACAGTTTTTAGTATTCAAAAAAAGAGGTTAATTATGGAGAATTATATTCAGATATTATTATACATTATTAATGGATTAGCATTAATATCATTAGGAATAGGCTATTTCAAGGCTAATTATACCATAATTGACCTCGAGACTTGGAACAAAGTAGTAAATTTCTATAATGAAAACTATAGCGAAGAAACAGAAGAGTTAGCAGGTGGTTGTGGATTCTTTAGAGAATATTTGGAAGATGATGAAGATGACGACTATGAGGAGGAGGAAGATGAGTAAATCAAAGAGACCTTATGTTGTTCACTTCTGTAAGAATAAAGAATGCAATCACGCTTGGATAGATAAGGATTTAACAAATGTGAAATCATATCCTCCTCAATGGAAATATTGTAAAGAATGCTGTAAGAAAATGGGGATAGATTTTGACAACCAAAAACCCGAAGACGGGAGAATAGAGAACATTGAAAATGAATAGCTATTAATAGCGATTTAATACAGGGTAATCTACATCTTAATATAGTTTATCCTGTTTTTCTTAAATAGATATCAATAGCTACTCAGAAAGGATATATTGAATGTATATAATTAAAGAATTAAATACTGGATTATATTATACAGGAAAAACATTCTTTCCTCTAAGTCCAGACTTAAAAGATGCTAAATTATATAAACTTAAACAAGAACCGCAGCTATTATTAGCAACTAAATATATGCATCTTATGAATCCAGTATTATGGAATATCGTAAAACATTATCTGGAATTACATTATAATAAAGATATATGTGAAATTGATTTATCATTTGAATATTTAAAATCTATTTCAGAAAATTATAGATTGGGTATTAGGCAACTTGATTTAATTGAAAAGGAATAGCTATGGATGAAGCAGAAAGACAAGTTTATCATAAAGCTATAGATAGAGGTTGGACTCGTAGAGATTTTCAAAGAGTTCATCGAAAACTAAAAGATTTAAAAAAGGAATATTTTACGGATGGATTTATTATATTCCCTGACATAGAAACTCTTGCTACAATCTTAGACGAACCTATTGATTATAAATTAGAATGGAGTTTAATAAGATTAGTAAGGGAGGATAAAATTAAAATGTATCGAAACGGTAGGTATATGATTGAAGTATTACCTACTTCTACACGTTTTTAATCTTTATATATATAGGAGATATAATGGACGTAATACTATTTGAACACGATGAATTTCCAATATGGGTAGATTTGTCAACTAACAAAATTTCTTGTGTCGGCTTTTGTCTATGTTGTCCTCTAAGCCCTGAGCGGGCTGATTGTGAAACAACCTTACCCATACTAGCAGGGATTAAAGCTATCTTACAGTATTATGGTGTATATCCTTTATGTAATATATATAAATATTATTTTACTAGAAAAGACTTTGTCAAAGGAATTTACTTGGATTTAATACAATCTGCGGAATATCTAGGATTCGATATTGGAGAGCCTTGGACTACAAGAGTTGCCCGAGCAACAAGAATTATAAGGAGAAGATATGGAAGAAAAGAAGTTAAATATTGATATAATACCAGAGATTCCAACTTGGCTAATTCGAGAATTTAATCTTTCGATTACCGAAGCAGCTATCTATATAATATTATTTGAACTACAAAATAAAGATTGGTACTATCAAGATTTAGCTAATAACTTAAATATAACTAAGAAAACTGTATATAAAATAATCCATCATCTTGAATCTTTAGGATTAGTTTGTATTAGAGAAACTGCTGGAAAGAAAGGGTGCAAGAATATTATAATTCCTTTATATAATAGAAAGATTGATTGATAATGAAATACAAAAAGAAAAAGAATAATACAGGAATTGAATTTATCACAATCCCTATGTGGATATTAGATACCTTTGACCTAACTATGGTCGAGGGTGCTTACTATTCTTTTCTTTTAACTTTCGGATACTTAACTTGGGATTATGAGTATACTGCTAAAGTTTTACACATATCAAGGCGAAGTGTTGCTAATATTATAAACAAACTGAAAAACAAAGGTATTATATGTATCGAAAAGATAGAATTCGGTAGTAGGACTAGAAGTATAATTGTCCCTCTTTATAATGAAGAGGGGTTAATCTCTACAGAGATAATAGAAGGTACAATTAAAAAAGGAAAGGACTCTTTAACAAAATATTATAATGATGGTTTTAATTCCGATGCAAAAATTGCACTGGAAATTAATAAAATTCCGATGCAAAATTTGCACTATAATATATAATAATA